TTTATTTTCTAAATCACTGTTAGAGTTTCTACCTATACCAATAATTAAATCAGCTTCGGCAGCTTTACCAGTTTTAGAATTTTCCATTTGGTCAAATGAAATACTATTTCTATTGTGTGCATCAGCAGATGCTTGAGATATTGCAATAACTGCACAATCTCTTCTCTTTGCTATCTCTCTCACACTTGTGTATATTTGTCTTAACTTCTCATCTGTCCTTGCATATGTACCAGTTACATTTATTTTATCTAGCTGGTCTATTACTATTATATCTGGTTTATGTTTTTCACAATGTGCATCTATATCTTCCATTGACCAATCAACTGTATCAAACATAGATATATTATTTTTTATTTCAGTCCAAGAGTTTTGTGCTATATTTTTTTCTTGTATTATTTCTTCTCTTGTCATACCAGTATAGCAAGATATTGCTCTCATCTGTGTTCTTATTGC